ATTTTTATTTTTCAAAAGACCTTGGGTAGTTCACTTGTCTGTTCTAGTTGGGCAGGATTTCTCCTGGTGAACCTTTTGTACTCCTGATGTCCTCTTTACCTGTATCTTTCTATGTAATAAAAATATTTTAATTAACTATATCACAAGTTGAATAATTTACAAGGAAGTGTGTATAATGAAATTACATTGATTTCCCCTTTCAATGTATCAAGGAAAAAATTCCCTGTTTATCGCCCTAGCTAGTCTAGGGTGTTTAAAATAGGTGTGTAGGGTGGTTAAACCAAAGGTACTGGAACTCGCAAGAGCAAAAGTACCTCCCTACAAAAAAATTTTTTTTTACTTCCTACAAAGGATCTTGCAAATCTTTCGGAACAGACCTTCCTTTAATTCTTGGAAAGGTTTTTGGTTTATGATTATTACAGTATCTGAATTTGTTATACTTAGAAATAATTGTGGAGCAATCTTTTTGAACACAGGTTCTTCCACTACTATAAGTAGTAGAGGGTTTGCTATTAGGATATTTATTTCCTTTTAAGTATTCACTCATAAGCAATAAGTATAGGAGATGAAATGCCAGGTAAGAAGTATTCGTACAAAAAGGGTATGAAAAAAAACAAACCTAGAAGAAGGAAGTAATGCCTTTCAAGAAAGTCGGAACAAATAAATATAAATCACCTAGTGGAAGAACTTTTACTAAGGAACAGATTAGAGCATATTATGCTAAGAATAGAAAAAAGAAATAATGGCTAGACCTAAGTGTAAGTTAAGTAATCTAACTGGAGAAAGCTGCTTGAAACAAAGTAGGCAGAACTCTCCTTACTGTTCACAGAAATGTAAAAATAGATACTACTACATTAAAAACAAGAAGAAGCAACAAGAACTTAAACCTGTTATAAAAGAACATTCAACAGCTAGAGGAAAATATTATCAAGAGTTTGTAGAAGATTACGGACAAGCTATAGAGGAAAAGAAATATACGCATCAACAGATTGCTGACAAACTAGGAGTATCCAGAGAGTTAGTTACAAAAATGAATGTAGCTTATCAGGAAGATAAAGAAAATTTTGAATTACAGAAAGATTGGAAAACTCCTGCAGCTGCAAAGAAATCATTAAAAGATTTTAAAAAGTTTAGAGATAGATACTTTGTAACAGAGACTGGAGATAAATACGAAACAGCAGAGTTTCATGAAAACTGGATTAATCAGATTGTTCAAGCTATAGAAGATGGTGGACAGCAAATGATTCTCTCACCACCACGACACGGCAAGACTGACTTACTGACTCACTTCGCTGTTTGGCAGATTTGTAAAAATCCTAATGTAAGGATTATGTGGGTAGGTGGTAATGAGGACATAGCTAAGAATGCAGTAGGTGCTGTATTAGATACCTTAGAAAATAATGAATTATTAAATGAAGAGTTTTGTGGACCTGGAATGAAATTCCAACCAAAAGTTAGAAGTGGTAAGTCTTGGTCATCAGGACAGTTTACTGTAGGAACAAGAACAGTTACTGGTATTAAATCTCCAACAATGGTAGCTGTAGGTAAAGGTGGAAAGATTCTTTCAAGAGACTGCGATTTAATTATTGCTGATGACATTGAGGACCATGGAACTACTGTACAACCAAGTGCAAGAGAACAGACAAGACAGTGGTGGACTACAACTCTTTCATCAAGAAAAGAGGAACATACAGCTATTGTTGTTATTGGTTCAAGACAGCATCCAGAAGATTTATATAACTTTCTTTTAGAAAATAAAGAGTTTGATACTTTAGTTGAAGAAGCTCACAGTTCTGAATGTATATTGCCTGAATTAGAAATAGAAGAACATACTGACTGTATGTTATGGGCAGGAAAGAGAAGTTACAAATGGTTATTATCTCAAAAAAATAATGCTGACAGTACCGGAGGTAGAGCAATATTTGAAATGGTATATTTGAACAAAGCATTTGTTGAAGGTATTACAATGTTTAATTCAGAAGATATTGACCAATGTAGAGATGTTAACAGAAGGGTAGGACAGATTCCTTCAGGAACTCATTTAATTGCTGGACTTGACCCTGCATCTACAGGGTTTCAGGCTTGTTTCTTATGGGCAGTTGATGCTGATACTGGAATGATGTATCTAGTAGATATTGAAAATGAAGAAGGTGGAGGAATAATTCAAGCTAAGAAATCAATAAAGAAGTGGTATGAGAAATATAATTTAGCTCATTGGGTTATAGAAGAGAATGGATTCCAGAAAGCTATTAGACAAGATAAAGAAATAAAAGATTACACATCAAGAATGGGTATTCACTTAGAAGGTCATCAAACGCAGAAAAACAAATATGACCCAATTTATGGTGTTGGAAGTATGCAATCGCTATTTGAACGTAAACTAATAAGTTTGCCTTATGGCGATACAGAAAGCGAAACTAAGAGTAATATATATCGTAGACAACTAATTTATTTTTCATCTGCTGCTAGTAAAGCAAGTAAGGCGAAAAGTTATAAATCTGATGTGGTAATGGCTAGTTGGTTTCCATTGAAGGTTATAAGAAGAATAGGCAAAGAACGACTAGCTGAGGTAGGATTAGATTATAAACCTAGTTATGGAGAATGGGATTTGAGCGAAATAAACGAAGCTCCTTGGAGTTAATATGAATGCAAGTGAATTACAAGATAAGATAACGCAGTTACATTACGATAACCAGGATGCTTATGCAACAAGAGGTCGTATTCGTTCAATAATGAATGGTGGACCAAATGGAATACTTGCTTTATTAGGAGACCAGATAAAAGGATTCCAGGATTGGCAAATCCCAATGCCTAATCTTATGTCATCAGGATTAGAACACCTGGCACAGAAAATAGGTCGTATCCCTAACCTCAAGATAGATGTTCCTAATGATAAAGATTCTGAAAGAGCTAAAAGAAGAGCAGAGAAAATAGGGAGAATAATAACCGCTTATGATGAAGTACAAGGACTTGAAAAACAAATGCCACAAGTTGGTAGATGGTTACCTGGTTATGGATTTGCTGTATGGGTCATACGTGAAAGAAAAGATGCTAATGGGAACCCCTACCCAATAGCTGAACTACGAGACCCATACAACTGTTTCCCTGGATATTTTGGTGCAGACCAACAACCAAAAGATTTATCTATAGTTCGTAGAGTTCCTAAATATGCACTTGCTCAAGTTTATCCAGATTATAAAGAACAGATTTATGCAAAGGATATGGGTACTGGATTATCTATTGGTAGTGGTTCAGCTTCACCTTATACAGATTCTTATTCAGGTTCCTGGGCTAACTCAAATGGTCAAGGGGATTTAATATCTGAATATTATTGTGAAGAAGGAACTTATATATTCCACATGTCATCAGGTACAATATTTGATTTTATTCCTAATCCGCTAAAGAGTGGTCCTGCTTTCGTTGTAGCAAAGAAGTTTTCTTTTGACCAGCTACAAGGACAGTATGACCAAATAATCGGATTAATGGCAGCTATGGCAAAGATTAATGTTATGAGCATTATTGCTATGGAAGATGCAGTATTCACTGAAACAAACATAACTGGTGAATTAGAATCAGGTCAATACAAAAAAGGAAGATTTGCAGTTAATTACTTTGCTCCAGGAAGCACAGTATCAAAACCTGCATCAAATATTCCTTATCAGATTTTTCAACAGATAGATAGAGTAGAAAGACAACTTAGAGTTGGAGCAGCTTATCCTGCTACAGATGATTCACAATCACCTGTATCTTTTGCTACTGGTAGAGGTTTAGAAGAACTAGGTGCATCTATGTCATTAATGATTAGAGAATATCATACCATTATGGCTGATGCTATAGAACAGACAGATGCTAAAAGACTTGAGTGGGATGAGATGATGTACCCAGGTAAATCAAAACATTTATCTGGATATAGAGATAATAAATTCTTTTCAGAAACTTACGAACCACTTAGAGATATTTCAAGTAATTATAAAACTAGAAGAGTCTATGGTGCTATGGCTGGTTATGATGAACCACAAAAAATTGTTACAGGTTTACAGTTGCTTAGTTCTGGAGTTATTGATACACAGACTTTACAAGAGAACCTAGATGGTTTAGATAATGTAGTAAGAGTTAATGAAAGAATTACAAGAGAAAAAGCAGACAAAGTTTTATTTGATACTTTAATGGCACAAGCTAATCAGGGAGACCAGAAGGCTTTAATGGCAATAGTTCAAATAAGAAAGAATCCTGCTGACATGCAAAACATTTTAGATAAATTTTTTACAGCCGAAGAACCAGAGATTCCAGAAGAAGAAGCAGCAATGATTGAAGGTATAGGTCCGACCACCACTGGACCTACGCCTTCTATACAACAAGCGTTAGGTATGGTCCAATAATGTTTAATAATATAAATAAAGAATTTGCAGAGATTGTTAATAATTCATTATGGGATGTAGATGAAAATGGTGATGATATATTGCTTGAAGCTAATTTAATTGAACCTAAGATATTTACAGACCAATTACCACCAATGGTATTTCCATTTGGTTATATGATTATTAGTTCAACATTTGCTTATTACGAAGATGAGGATGAAGATGGCAACGAGAATAACTAAAAGAAATGCAGCTGTTAAGCCGCCAACAAATAACTATATAGACCAATCAAGATTTGTATATGGTGAACAACAAGAATTAAAAAATTTAAACAACGAAGTTAAAGATTTAGAAATGACTGGAGGACCTACACCAGGACCAACAGCTCCACCTCCAGGACAACAAGGAGTAGATGTATTTAGAGGGACAGACCAACCACTTAGACCAGTAGAAGATGGATTAGCATTTGGTCCAGGAGTTGGACCGCAAGAATCTGCTATGGAATCAACAGAGCAGTTAATTCAACAGTTTTATGATTTAACTGGGGACCCATTACTAGCTAATATATTAAAAGGTTAGTATGTCATACAGTACCTTTGATGCTGCTGACTTTGTAGATGACTCTGCTACACAAAGAGCTATAGCTAAATCTAAAGCTCCTTCACAAGTTACACAAGATATGGCTAATAGAGCTTCAGCTATTGTTAAAAAATACCCAACAATAAGTAAAGGTTCTTTAGTTGGTGCAGTTAAATTAGGTATTAGTGATGAGGACCCAAGACTTAGACAGATAGTATTACAAGAATCTATAGCAAAAGAAAAAGAAGGATTTGGTGCTTTAAGAAAATCTATTACCAATAAATCTAAAAGTATGAGTAGAGGATTATTCTTAGGATTCCAAAACTTATGGGAAGCTGGAGCTGCAAGAGGTGTACGTTATTTAGAAGGCAGACAACAAGGCATGTCTCATAAAGAAGCTAGAGATAAATCTAAATCTTCTTTATTAGATATGAAAGCACAAGCAGAAGCTGCTGGTAAAGAAGTTGATTTAGGAACTGGATGGTTCTTAGGTAGCACTGACCCAACACAAACAGATGAATATAAAAACTTAGTTCAATCTGGAGTGGACCCAGTAGAAGCAAGAGAGTTTGTTTTAGATAATGTTTTAGGTGTACAGATTTATGAAGAACAAAGAAAGAAAGCAGAGACAGCAATACAGTTTACTGGTGAAAGAGCAGAGAGATTTGAAGAAGCTGGGTTAGACCCAACAGTTACTATTGGTCGTTGGTTATTTAAACCACTTGATGACATTATAGAACCAGGAACAACAGCATATAAAAATATAACTGGAACATTAGATGTACTTGCACAAATATTTTTAGACCCTGTTGGTATGGCAGCTTTAGGAATAGGTAAAGCAAGAGCTGGTGCAAAAACATTTACTGAATTAGAAAACTTAAGTACTATGGGTAAATTATTTGAGAACACTGGATTACTCCAGGGAGCAAGAAAATCTATCTTTGGTCCAACAACTCAAGAGTTTTTATCTGGTAAAGCTGGTTTAAAGTTTAAAGAGTTTATATGGAATAACTCTACATCTGACATAATGTCTGCATCTAAAAACAATATTGATGATTTTGATTTTTATAATACGTTAGATAAATTAAAAGCAAAACATAAAGGAAAGTCTTTTGAAGAAGTAGATGATATCTTAACCAAAGAATTAATAGAGGACCAATTTTTAATTAAAGCTACAGCTAACAACTTACCTACTGTAAGAACTAAAGGCAACAGAATGACACGTATGTTAGATGAGTGGTCAGAGAAAACTTATGGTACAAGATTAGTTACTGAAAACAAAAGTGATTCTCTTGTTAAGTTAAATAGATTTATTAGATTATCTACTAGCTCATTAGATGATGCAACAAAGATTAAAAAAAGAAATGACTTTATGAAAAAAGCTATGAAAGCATTAGATTCTAAAAATGCTCCAGGAGAAGTAGCTTTACTTGTTAGTAGATATTTAGAAAAAAGTATGAAACCAGCTGTTATTAAAAAATTAGTTACTTTTAAATAATT